AGATTAATTCGATTGGTAAGCGTTGGATTCGTAGATTCGCTCTCGCTCTCTGCAAAGAAATGCTTGGACACGTTCGCAGCAAGTTCGGCGATATTCCAATTCCCGGCAAATCAGTTACGCTCAACGGCAAAGATTTAATTAGCGAAGGTAAAGAAGAGCAGAAGACTCTACGCGATGAGCTAAAAGCAAACCTAGATGAAATGTTGTATACAAAGGTTGGCGAACAAAGTGCTAAGATGGCTAAAGACGCTGATGAAACCCAGAAGTATACGCCGATGTTAATATTTGTAGGATAAAAAATGGCAGACGATAACAAATGGTCTAGACAAGACGCACCACCGCCACCATTATTTACTGGACAAAAAGAAAAAGACCTGATTAAACAGGTAAATGATGAGTTGATCGAGAGAGTTATCGGTCAGCGAATTGTTTATTATCCAATATCTATCGAACATACAAACTTTCATCCACTATATGGTGAAGCAATCAAAAAAACATATCTCCCACCAGTGCATGTATTTGCACTTATTGATTGGGAAGACTATAAAACATCAACATCTGCTTTTGGTTTAGACCGCAGACCATCTATCACTGTGCATTTCCACAAAAGAAGGCTAACAGAAGATCAAGATTTATATGTAAGAGAGGGCGATTTCGTGTTATATGACAACGTTTTCTTTGAAATAACAATGCTTCTTGAGCCAACTTTGATCTTTGGAGATCCTAATTATAAGATGGAAATAGCAGCAAAATGTATTAAGGCACGTCAGAGCTTATTTGATTCAAAATAGGACGTTTGGAACAGTAGACACCTATTTAAAGTAAGCTACTAATTAGTAATTCCTTTTGGGAGAAAATAAATGGCTATTGAGAAATTTAAATTTGTATCCCCCGGTGTTCAAGTACAGGAAATCGATGATTCAAGATTACCAGCAGAAGCCTCTGCTGTTGGTCCAGTGGTTATCGGTAGAACAGTACGGGGTCCAGCAATGCAACCAGTACAGGTTTCAAGTATTCAACAACTAGAAGCAGTATTCGGCGCACCATCAAACGGAGCAACAGTCGGAGCAGACGTTTGGAGAAATGGTGGAAATCAAGCTCCAACATTTGCTACATATGCAGCAAAAGCATATCTACAAAACTCAGGACCAGTAACAGTTGTTCGTCTATTAGGCGTAAATGCACCAGTTACTTCGCCTACTGGTAATCAGCTAGCAGGATGGGCTTATACTCAGGTAACTGGTAATGCAGCTGCAACAGCAAATGCAAGTGCATTTGGTTTGTTTGTAAGCTCTGGTTCTTCAGTCACTGGTACATTAGCTGCTATTATCTATTCTTCTGGCTCAACCCCATTTGTTTCGCACTCTGATGGTGGATTTGAAGCTTTAGGTCTCGCTGAATCAATTGGCTCAAAACTTGTTCTTAAGATGTCTGGTTCGTCAGAAGCAGAATACGAAGTAAACTTTGATCCAACAAGTCCTAAATTTATTAGAGCTGCATTAAATACAGATCCAACAAAACTAGATACAGTAAAATACTTCCTTGGTGAAACATTTGAAAAAGGAATCAATGCAGTAATCAATGGTACGATCACATCAGCTTCATTATTTCCTCTAAGTTCATCTTATACAAGCTATAGAGTAGAAAATCAAGCAGCCAAGAGTGGTTGGATTGTTTCTCAGGATATTGGTGTATCTGGTAATTTTAATGCAAGTGCAACAGATGGCACATATCCAGTTAAAAAACTATTCCGCTTAGTTGCACTAAACGGTGGAAATTGGGATGCTTCTGCTGTTAAGATTTCTATTGAAAACATCAAAGCTGCAACACAACCAGCCATCTATCCTTATGGAACATTTGATGTTGTTGTTAGAAGCCTAATCGAGACATCCGGTGGAAACAACGTCGTTGAACGTTTTAATGCTTGTACATTAGATCAAAATTCACCAAACTTTGTTGGAAAAGTAATTGGTACAGCATACCGCGCTTGGGATTCAACCAACAATAAGTTAGAAGAACACGGCGAATATCCAAACAACTCATCTATCTTTAGAGTTGAAATGTCGACCGAAGATCTTTCTTCAACTCATCTACCATTTGGTTTCTATGGACCAGAAGGCTTGATTTCAACATCAGACGTAAACTCAAACCTTGTATTAACCTCATCAATTGGTTATGATGCAGTTGAGATGCCTAAGCTTTCTCTACTAACAAGCACATTATCAGCTGGTGAAGCAAAGACAAAACGTTATGGGTTTGTCTCAACTTCATCTCAAACAGATCTAGTTGATCTATTACGCTACAGCAAAGCAACAGACTCTGGCAAATATTCATTAATGTTCTCATTGCACGATATCTCGGGTAGCGATACAGCTGGATATACATACAATCCCGGTTCTTACAAGTTAGGAACCTCTGCTGCAAGCCCAAATACAAAGGTATTAGGCTTCGATGTACCAGTATATGGTGGCTCTGATGGTCTAGACATCACAAAGAAAGAACCACTAATCAACCATTCTATCCTATCAAACACAGACCAGTCAACAAGCCACTATGCCTATGCAACAATTAAGCGTGCCATTGATATGGTAGCCGATCCAGAAACCGTACAGATGGATGTTTTAGCTGTTCCCGGCGTTAAGAACAAATTCCTAACACAGTACATGGTTGATGTCTGTAAACAAAGAGGCGATGCTCTTGCTATTATCGATCTTGAAGGTGATTTACAACAATCATTTGAAGGTGGTGCAACAACAGGAACAATCTCACCTGTTACAACCGTTGTAAACAACTTAAATGATCGTGCTATCGATAACAGCTATGGTGCAGCTTACTTCCCAGCAGTATTCGTAGGTAGCGAAGGCATCTATATGCCAGCTTCTATCGCAGCCCTTGGAGCATTTGGTGGAACAAGAGGACGCAGCGCAGTATGGTTTGCTCCAGCTGGTTTCAATCGTGGTGGTTTAACACAATTAAACTCTGGTATCGGTGTAACAAGAACAAGAGTTCACCTCAACTCAAGCGACAGAGATGCACTCTATGCAGCCAACATCAATCCAATCGCCCAGTTCCCATCAGAAGGCGTTGTAATCTTTGGTCAAAAGACACTACAAACCACTCCTTCTGCTCTTGATAGAGTTAACGTAAGAAGACTTGTAAACTTCATCAAGAAAAACATCTCTACAGCCGCTACAGCTGTACTATTTGAGCCTAACGTCGAGGATACATGGAACAGCTTTAAGTCTGTTGTCAACCCATTCCTAGAGTCAATCATTGTAAACTACGGTCTGGATGATGCTCGCGTTATCCTAGATAGCCGCACAACAACAGCTGATCTTGTTGATAGAAATATCATGTATGCCAAGATCCTATTAAAGCCCACAAGAGCCATTGAGTTCATTGCTCTTGACTTCGTAATTTCAAACTCCGGTGCTATTTTCACCGAGTAATAATATTTAATAAACAAGGAGAAAATACATGGCATTCTGGAGTGATAAAACACTAGACCCAAAACGTCAGTTTAAATTTAAAGTTAGCTTTGGCTTAGCAAGCGGAATTGTTGCACCATTCTTTATCGCTCAATCAGCCGATAGACCTTCATATACAATTGGCGATACCGCTAAAGTAGAATTCTTAGACAAGACTTTCTACTATCCCGGTAAAGTTACTTGGAACGAAGTAAAAATTAAGTTCGTAGATGGTACTAATGAAGAAACCAATATGGCTTATAAGGTTTATAAGTATTTAACTACAACTGGATGGGTTTCACCAGTTCAAACGGGTAATGGAGACTTCTCGACTGTTGGTAAGAGCAAAGCTGCCAGCACAAGCCTATTAATTGAAACGCTAAATGCAGAAGGTGCTTCAATTGATAAATATAGCTTAAATAATGCATTTATCAAGAGTGTTGAACAGTCAAACTTAGACTATGCTCAAGATACGATTGCAACGGTAACTCTAACAATGCGCTATGATTGGGCTAAATACGAGGGTCTTCAAACAACAGTAGGATAAATTTCAGCACAGGGCTAATTATAGTATTAAACTATAAGAGGCTAACATTATGGCATTTTGGAATGACCCAGCGAGTATTAAGCCTAAACAGCTACATCGCTGGGTTGTTTCTTTTGGTGAATATAACTCTCTTCAGCCGGGGAGTAATAGAAAATATATTCCACTATATCTAGCTAAAAGCATTGACCTACCTTCTTATGAGATAGGCAATGTTCAAGCTAGATATTTATTTTCATATAATGTAAACTATCCAAAGCGTCTAGCTTGGAAGCCCATAACAATTACACTATATGATGCTGCTATAAATGTGGAGGGTAATAAATCAACGCAAGGTTTATTAGCAAATCCAGCTAGTTTTGGTTATGTTTATGAAAGTACAAGCAGCTATACTTTTAAAGATCAAGTAAATTCTAATCTCGTCGGAAATGGACAAATTGTAATTAAACAATTAACACCAGATGGAAGCCCAAGCGACTCTTGGAAACTATATAACGCAATACTATCAGAAGTTAAATTTGATAGGCTGGACTATTCCAGCGAGGCTATACAGACCGTTACGCTTACTATAAACTATGATGATGCTAAGCTTGAAACAGATGCTAATAAAGAAGATGATTATGTGCTTATTGATAAAAAATTCTTGCAGGCTTTACAGAAGAAATAAGAGATATTAAAAGATCTAATGATAGAATACGCCTCAGAGAAGACATGGAGCTTCTTCTTAGGAGTTCCTACCGACAATAAGAAATGAGGATAAATGCCAAATAATTTTGATGAACGTTTTGAACAGATGAAAAGAAGTGCTGGCTCAGAAATACCAGCTCACGAAGCCGCTACAAGTGGCTTAAATTTTATTATAGCAACAGAGCTTGTCGATCTACCAACAAAGGGTAAATTCTATCCCCAAGGTCATCCCCTACACAACAAAGAAACAGTTGAGATAAAGCAGATGACGGCAAAGGAAGAAGACATCTTAACAAACCGAACATACATAAAAAAAGGTGTTGTTATTGATAGATTAATCCAATCTGTATTAATAG